TAATTTACCTTATGACATTGAAACGCTGCACGAAGAAAGGCAGGCAATAAGGGATGAAATAAACAGATTAGAATCGATGTTGTGAAAGTTATTCTATACTTATGCAACATTGTGTATTATAGTAATACAAAACATTATTTTTGAATTAAAATTATGCGATTATGATAACAAGAAGCGGCGATATGGTAAGCGCACAGATCGGGAAAATGGGTTCAATTTCCAATCTGAATAATGCCAATTTTTCACTATCAGACGGCCAACCGTTCAATATTAAAAACGACGGAACACAATATGTCGAACTACAAGTCCGACTAAATGGAATGGCTGAAGGTGAATTTGTAACAACCAAGTTTGAAGTTGGTTGGAACCCGGAAATAGTTAAGGAAGTGAAGCAAACTTCACTTACAAGTTTAAACTTAAAATACGGTTACTAATATGGGACTATTAATCGGTGTAGGGGCAACAAGGCCCCAATTTCCTTATGATTATTATTACGGCATCGAATGGGATACCACCGTTTCAAATCCAAAACCAACACGTGTCGGAAAGGATGAATTGCATCAATCATTGCCGTTGCAGTCGAAAATGCGCCGGTGTCTTTTGAATGATGATGGTTCTGTGAATTACTATCTTCATGCCAATGATTCTACATTGCGCGACAATGGCGCGGCGGCTACACTTGACGGTTCGAACGGAATGGTAATGGTTGAATTACCGGACATGTTTGTTCGTTTCGAAATGGACGGTACAAAACGGCGTTGTTTGATGTCCGACCATCAATTGCCTGGATTTATCAAATGGTCAAAAGATTATGTTTCGGCGTATGAAGCAACCGTTGAACGTACAACAAACAAACTTGCATCGGTTGTTAATACAACCGCGGATTATCGTGGTGGTGGAAACCAAGCCGATTGGGATGCTTTGAGCAAAACGCAACTTGGCAAACCGGCAACAAACATTTCACTTAACAATTTTAGGACATATGCACGTAATCGAGGATCTGTATCCTGGAATTGTAACACCTATCAAATTCAACGCAAACTGTTCTGGTTGTTCTCAGTTGAATATGCCAATTTCAACTCACAAGACACGTTCAATGCAGAATTGACTCCCGATGGATACCGACAAGGCGGACTTGGTGCAGGTGTAACCACGTTGACCGATTCGTTATGGAATGCTTTTAATGGATATTATCCGGTAATTCCGTGCGGACATACAAACAGTTTGGGCAATCGTTCAGGTGTGGTCGATTATGTTATGCCAGCAGAATATGGGACACTGACCGTACAAGTTCCATCATATCGTGGTGTTGAAAATCCCTTTGGACACGTTTGGAAATGGACGGACGGGTGCAAATGTATGATTCAGTCAGACGCAGACGGTGGATTATCTGAATTTTATGTATGTGATAATCCGGCGAACTTCACAAGTTCCGGAACAGCAAATTACCAATTACGTGGCAATTTGCCGCGCACAACCGGCTATGTAAAAGAAGTAATATTGGGTGAATATGGCGAGATTATGCCCCTGATGGTAGGGGCTGGTTCAACCACCTATTTTTGCGATTATTTCTATACAAGCATTCCTGCAAGTGGCGTTTCAGAACGTGGCGTTTTGTTCGGCGGTTCTGCGACTAATGGGGCGGCTGCGGGCTTCGTTTTTGCGGATACGCGTAATGCGGCGACGTATGCGGGTGCGTATTTCGGTTCTCGGCTTTGCTTTATTCCACAAATCGAAGCGTAAGCAAATCGAGGTGTAGAAATATGATGTTTGAAAAATGAAAAATAAGGTTGTCCGTTGTCGTGGCGTTTTGTTCAGCGGTAATGCGAATAATGGAGCGAATGCAGGCTTCGTTTATGCGAATACGAATAATACGGCTACGAATGCGAATGCGAATATCGGTTCTCAGCTATGCTTGTAAAATATAGTTGCATAACGGAAACCTTGCCACAAAAACGGGTCGATGTGTCCCGTATGACTTGGGAAACCAAGGGCAAAAAATAACATAAGTAAAACGGTTTTGGTAGGGGAAACCCGAAGAATCCAAATATACAAGCAAACAAAGAAGTAATGAAGCGAATTGGTGATTTATATGAAAAAGTCATAAGCCTTGATAATTTACGGCTTGCTGATGAAAAAGCCCGCAAAGGTAAATCGCGGTCCTATGGCGTACAACTTCACGACAAAAACCGTGAAGCCAATTTGCTTTCACTGCACGAAAGTTTGAAGAATCAAACTTTCAAAACTTCAAAATATCACATATTCACCATTTTTGAGCCAAAAGAACGTGAAATTTATCAATTGCCTTACTTCCCGGATCGCATTACTCACCATGCTATTATGAATATTCTCGAGCCTATCTGGGTATCCGTGTTCACAAAAGACACCTATTCTTGTATAAAGAATCGTGGAATACATGCGGCGGCTAAACGTTTAAAAAGGCAACTAAAACTTGATCCTGAAGAGACAAGATATTGCCTTAAAATCGACGTTCGCAAGTTTTATCCTTCTATTGATCACGACATCTTAAAACAGATTGTTCGGCGAAAAATAAAGGATAAACGCTTGCTTTGGTTACTTGATGAAATAATTGATTCCGCCGACGGTGTGCCAATCGGAAATTACTTATCACAGTATTTTGCAAATCTATATTTGGCATATTTTGATCATTGGATCAAGGAAGAAAAAGGAATCGAATATTATTATCGTTATGCTGATGATATTGTGATACTCGGATCGGACAAGGACGAACTTCATTCGCTTTTGCATGAAATACGTGCATATTTTTCAGATCGTCTTAAGTTGAAGGTAAAACGAAATTATCAGGTTTTCCCGGTCGATAGTCGGGGCATTGATTTTTTAGGATATAGATTTTTCCACTCCCACACTCTTTTGCGTAAATCTATCAAACATAAATTTTGCAGCCGGGTGGCAAAATTAAATAAGAGAAAGACTACACCGACAAAAGAGCAATACAAACAACAAATATGTTCTTGGTGGGGATGGTGTAAATATTGCAATTCAATTAATTTAATTAACAAACTATCAAAAACATTTCCGTATGAACTTAAATTTACTCGCGCCGAACGCAAGGTATGACCTTGAACACGGCAAACCATCGGTGTTTGAGCAAGACAATGATGGTTCTTATTTGTACCGGTATAACATTGAACCAGAAATAGATATTCCTGACGGGCAAACCGAAGAAACCCAAATTGGTTGGAAATGTCGTGAAGTCCGGGTTTGGCAACAACCGACAAAAGCAGTATTGAAAAAGGCAATCATTCGTTCCGTTATCGACGAAACTAAAGAATTTGCATTGTTGAATGATTACAACAAACATATTCTTGAAATAAAGATAGATTCATCGGCTGTTGACGCATACAAAGAGTTTTTGCATTTTACAGAAGATGTTGATGCTATGCTAAATCATGATTTTGAAGAACAGGATATATAAAATCATGGCAAAATTTAGTGAACTTGGCATTGGATCCGATGTGATTATTGGAAAATGTATTGATATTGAAGACCTATTTGATCGTCATATCTTGATTGAAAAAACAATCATACAGCCTACAAAATTTCCGGGTAAAAATCAATCTGGTTTGCGTATGCAAATGCAAGTGGTTCTTGCAACTTTTTTAGAAAACGGTTCTTATGTGAAACACGCAGATGGAACGCCAGATGGTGAACGCCGTTCCTGCTTTACAGGATCGGATATATTGATCAACTCAATACAAAAAGCAGAAGCAAACATTCAATCAATAAACACAGAGCGCAAAGAAAAAGGTCTTGAATCATTACAATTATATCCTCTTGACACAACAATTGTCAAAGTTGGTAAATGTTTTCAATTCAAATAAAAAGTAAATTAGATGAAAGATCTTCTCACTCAATTGTCGGGCTTTTTTGGAAAGTCATTATTTGTTGTTTTAGGCTCAATATTTGCTCTTCTTGAACCAACGTTGCCGTTCATATTGATTTGCACATTGGCCGTTTTCATGGATTGTTATACGGCTTGGTCATTATCAAGACGAGTAAAAAAGAAATATCCGGGAGCGAATGACGGCAAATTCAAATCAAATTATGCCGGACGTGTTTTTACGACACTATTAAAAACGTATGCTTTGATTTTGCTTGTATTTTTAATAGAAAACTTCATTTTTGAGGGTTTACCTGTGAAGTTATCTAATATAGTCGCCGGTGCAGTGTGCTTTTGGCAAATATGGTCGATGCTTGAGAACGAAAGTTCGTGTACCGATGCAAGATGGGCAAAGATAGCCCAACGCATTCTTGTTGATAAAACTGAAAGGCATTTTGACATTGATTTGCATGAACTTAAAGAAAAGAAAGGTGATAACAATGGCAAAGATTGATATATTGTTGCCTTTCATTCTTCGTTGGGAGGGAGGTTTTGTAAACGACCAGGCAGATGCCGGCGGTGCAACAAATAAAGGTGTTACACTTGGCACTTGGCGTCAAGTTGGCTATGATAAAGACGGTGATGGCGACATTGATATTTACGATTTAAAATTGTTGTCCGTCGAAGATGTTCGTGATCGTGTTCTTAAACCTCACTATTGGGATAGGTGGCAGGCAGATAAAATTGAAAGTCAAAAGGTTGCCAATATATTGGTCGATTGGGTGTGGTGTTCTGGCAAGCACGGTATTGTAATTCCACAACGGATACTCGGGGTTGAGCAAGATGGAATTGTTGGAAATCAAACATTGTCAGCTGTTAATTTTGCAGATCCCGATCAATTATTTGATGCAATTTACAAAGCGCGTGTTGATTTTCTCAATGAAATTACCCAAAAGAGTATTGCAAGTTACGAACAAAAAATTGGAAGAAAGGCAACAGAAAAAGAGTTGTTGAAGTACACCAATAAAAGATTTTTGAAAGGTTGGTTAAATCGGCTCAAATCTATTAAAACAATTTGATTATGAAGATTCAATACAAAATAATCCTCGTCCTAATCGCATGTGTGGTATCTTTTTTCGCAGGTCGATTAACAACAAAACAAAAAGAGACAGTTAAATTCGTGAAAGGGGAAACTGTTTATCGTACAATAGAAGTGCCTGGATTTATCACATCAACAATACCTACAACGGTATTTTTGCCTACAAAGAAAGATACATTTTATGTGGATAGAGAGAAAATCATTGTTCAAATAGTCGATACAGCTAAAATAATTGATAATTACGTTTCTGAAAGAAAATATGCTTTCAATGTGTTTGATGATGAAAATGGTAAGTTAGACGT